CGATGCCTCCGAATCCTTCCAAGTATTTCATCGGAGATGATGATCTCCAGGAGTTCTATGAGCTTTATCATGACCACGTCGCTGTTTGGAATAACAAGATCGCACTGGTTGAAGCTCCTCACCCTGCTCTGGGACCCTGCAAGGTCGATCTGGATTTCCTGTATGAGCCTGGGACTACGGGGAACCTTCACACTCGCGATCAGATTGTCAAGTTCAGTATTGAATATGTAAAGACGCTCAAGACCTTCCTGGATTCTCCCGATCCCGTAGAAGTCTTTGTGATGGAGAAGAAGCTCCCTGTGAAGAAGGGTGATAAGGGTATGGCTGGCGGTGTCCACATTATGGTTCCAGCCATGCGGACGAACAAGTATATTGAGATGGCGGTTCGCAACATCATGCTGACAAAGATGTCGGTGTTCGACGAGCTGCCCCTGAAAGTCAAAGAGTGGTCGAAGGTGTACGATGAGGCGGTCGCAAAGCGGTCGAGCGGTCTGATTATGTACGGTGCGTCCAAGCCTGGGGGTCTACCCTACCTCATCACATATCGGGTGATGGTGAGCGGCGACCAGGCGGTGGTAGATGATACGCCAGTGCCGTTCACGGTCGATCTGCTCCGGAAGCTGGATATCCGCGAGCGTGATCCCGCCAAGGAGACGCCGATGACGGAGGAGGGTACGAAGCAGTTTGGCGATCTTCCAGAGACGAGCGTGGAGAACGTGCGGATTTCGGGTGGTCGGGCGATCGCACCTGGTCGTGGTCGTCCCGCCGAGCGTCGTCTCCCAGGATCTCGCGAGTCGTCTCCCAACAACGTGGTGATTCGTCACCTGTCGCAAGAAGAGATCCAGAATATTCGGGAGCATGTTGCGAACCTCTCCGATCACCGCACGACCGATTACAATGAGTGGATTGATGTGGGTATGTGTTTGAAAAACATTCACCCTGATCTCTACGACGAGTTCGAGGAGTTCAGTCGCAGGTCGCCGCAGTTCAATGTCCGCGAGTGTATTGCCAAGTGGAACTCGTTCGGGTTTCGCAATCACGGGCAGAAAATCGGGATGGGATCGCTGTTCTACTGGTCGAAGATGGACAACTTCGAGGAGTACAAGAAGATCGAGGAGCGGAACGTTCTCCGCAAGGTTGATGCATCCAAGGGCGGTGCGGAGTACGACGTCGCTGCAGTCGTGCACTCCAAGTTCCGCGACGAGTACAAGTGTGTGAACTTTGGGAAGAATGTGTGGTACCGCTACGTCGGACACGTGTGGGTCGAGCTGGATCGCGGTGTTCAGCTCCAGCAGGAGTTGTCGGTAACAATCTGGAAGCTTTACATTCAGCGTGCGGGATACTACGGACAGAAGCTGGTTGACGGCGAAGCGTGCCAGGCTAAGGATCCAAATGCGTGCGGGTGCTCCTACTGTACCGACACGATCATGCAGCAACAACTGTTCAAGGTTGCGATTCTCCTGAAGAAGACGGCGTTCAAGTCGAATGTCATGAAGGAGTGCCAGGAGCTGTTCCTAGACGAGCAGTTCACGAAGAAGATCGATGAAAACCGGACTCTCTTGGCGTGTGCGAACGGAGTGTTTGATATGGACAAGTGTGAGTTCCGTGCGGGTCGGCAGGAAGACTACGTATCATTCTCCACAAACATTGAGTATGACGTCGGACGGTCGTACAAAGAGTTCCGGGAGTGGAAGGAGATTGACGATTTCCTACACAAGATCTTCCCGATCAAGCGAGTGCGTGATTACCAGATCCGGCATATGGCAAGGTGTTTGAACGGTCTGGGCAACCAGAAGTTTCACACATGGACTGGTGTGGGTTCCAACGGCAAGTCCATGCTCATCTGTCTGATGGAGTCGGCTCTGGGGGATTATGCGTGCAAGGTCCCGATCTCGCTGCTGACGCAGGGTCGTGGAAAGTCGGGTGCGGCATCTCCTGAGGTCGTGCGTCTGAAGGGTCGGCGGTTTGTGACGATGCAGGAGCCGGACGAGTCGGTTCCTCTCAACACCGGATACATGAAGGAGCTGACATCCAGCGAAAAGATAATTACTCGCGATCTGTATGCCGGCTCCAAGTCGATGATTGAGTTTGAGCTGCAGGCGAAGCTTCATCTGGCGTGCAACGACAAGCCGAAGATCAATACGAACGACCAAGGTACTTGGCGTCGTTTCGTAGTCATCAACTTCATCTCCAAATTCGTCCAGGATCCCAAGGGTCCGAACGAGTACAAGATGGACATGACGATTGAGCGGAAGGTCAAGTCGGAAGAGTGGGGCAAGTGTTTCCTGGCGTTCCTGATTCAGACGTACATCCAGCATGCGGGCGAAGATCTGGCTCCCCCAGCTGAGATTCTGGAGTATACTAACGAGTACCGCGAGGAGAGCAATGCGATCATGCGGTTCATCAACGAGTATACCCGCCCAGCAGCGGAGGGCGAGGAAGTGGTACCGGTCAGGAAGCCCACGCTCTCGGACAAGTTCAAACAGTGGTGGGAGACAAATCGTGGTACTCGGGACTGGAGTATCCAAGGCATGCTCAAGGAGATTGAGACAAAGTATGGGAAGTATACGTATGGTGGCTGGACAACGTTTCAGATCCGCAACGATGTGGATTGAGTTTAGTGCTTGCGGCTGCGGTGGCGACGACCGCCCTTGCGGGTCTGCATCGGTCCGAAAGATACCTTCTCGTCCTCCCCACCCTTCTTGGCATGACGACGACGGCGACCAGCGACCTTCACCGTCTTACGGCGGCGACCACCGAGTCCGAGCTTGCGGAGAGTCTTCTTGACAAAGCCAGAGATCATGGTGGACATTTTTGGTTTATCTAACGGCGAGAATGCTTTTTAACGCGACGGGTGCGACGTCCCTTACCTGTCGGCTTTGGGGGCTGGACAGGAGGAGGGGACTCGACCTTTGACCTGCGGACCTGGGTAGGAGGGAAGTCCCGCTTGCCCACATCTTCGGTCAAAAACCTGTACTCCTTAGGTCCGTACTTCATCTTTTGCATTGGTGTCTCCACCCCTCCCCGACGTGTGCGACGACCACGTCCCGTCGGTCTGCGGACCTGGGTAGGAGGAAACGAGACGGGAGTAACGGGAACAAAAGTGATATCTGGCTTGTACTCATCACCCCCCCGACGGGTGTGACGCCGACGACGACCAGCCTTCTTTGTCATCTTACGGCTGCGTCGGCGGCGACCTCCAGGCTGGACGGACGACTGCTCGGCAACCGCAGTTGCGGGGGCGGCAGGGGTAGCCGAAGCTGGGGCACCCGTTCCGAAGAAATCGGGGAGTTTCGGCAGGCTGAACGAGGGGAACCACGACCCCGACTTCTTTTCGGGGGCGGCCGTGTAGGCAGTAGACGGATCCTGGGAAGCCATGATATATTACATTCAAACGAGAAAAGATAAGAGTGTAGAGTAAGAGTAGACTCTATGGACACCCGTGCATGGGGGCCGTCCGGCTGGCAATTACTACATCTGATCGCCCATTACGAAGGCGATGAAGCAAAATACTTTTTCCCGAATCTGAAAGATATCTTGCCGTGCAAGTTCTGCCGCGAGAGCACCGCAAAGTTCTTAGCTGAAATGCCCCCAAAATCCCCCGCAGATCGGTGGCTCTACGATTTCCATAACCGCGTGAACAAGAAGTTGCGGGATCAGTGCAAAGAGGATCCCCGCGTCATTTGTCCTCCCCCAGATCCGTCGTTCGAAGAGGTGAAGAGCCACTACGACGCACTCTTGGGCAAGGAACCGACCGCACCTCCCGGTATGGATTTCCTCTTTTGCATTGCGTATAATTACACGTCAGAGAAGGAGGGTATTTACCGCCACTTCTTTGCTATGCTTGCGAAACACTACCCTTACGACTCCCTCCGCGAGATTTTCCAGGGTCACACCTTCCACTACGGAAACAAGAGGGCGGTGATGAAGAGTGTCTATACTCTCATGAAAAAATTGACAGGGGCTACGGGATCAGAGAAGATCCTGCCCTCATTTGCGGGAGTTTACCAGCGGTACGGATACTATGCGAGCTCCTGTAACCGGGGCAAGACCTGCCGTAACGGAAAGAAAAAGCGGGATCACCGCAAGACACACAAGGTCACGCACGCTCGTCTGATTCACTGACCCTTCCTCGACGAGGCACAATACCATCAAAGCTCCAAGCTTCGTAGTGGCTCTTGTATCCCTGGTTCACAACAAGCTCCCCGATCTCTTCATAATGTCCATCTTCAAACATCATTTCTACATCGTCCGCCGCCTCCCACCCCTTCTCCCGAATGAGGTGGCTCATCAGATGCCAAATCCCCCCCAACGATGCGTCCTCAATGACCTTGCGGGTATGATTCACCAAGACGTAACGCCAGCCCATTTTAGTATACAAACAAAAAAGACTGGGTTGTTTTACATGAACACTTACCATCTGATGGTAATATGTTGTAGCCCTGGTCCCGTAGGATAACGGACGAACTCGGTCTTTACTTCAAAGTCAGGGAACAGATAAAGAAGCTTGTTCTCAACAATACCAGTGCGAACAGATTGGTCATGGATGTCGCTTTTGTAGACATGATACTCCTCTCCAGTATTCTTGATCTTCTCAATCGTCTCATTGTAAATCACACGAACCATCAGATCCACCCGCCGCCGCTCAATAGCATCCTCACGCTCCTGACGAGCGGCGTCAAAGTCGGCACGAGTGAAAGGCTTGAGATCCCCCGTCATCCTGGTTTTCATTATCTCCAACGCCATTTTTCGTGCTTCTTGGGGCGACTTACAATCCCATACTCGCACCCGCATCGGCAGAACCTTTGTCTCATTACACTGATCGCAGCACATCGAGATAGTATCATCTACTTCGCACAGCGGGAACGGATTATTGCCTTCATCGGGTATTGGGGCAAAACAGAAGCAACACCTCATTCTGAGTATGCGAACAAAAAGAAGAGGTCTAGGACCGATCCATTTTACACGTCTTTCGAAACCACGCACGAGCTTTGGCGGTCTTCTTGGCTTTCCGCACCAAATCGGCGTCGGTGGTATAATGTGTCTTGCCGCACGTCAGCATACTGGCGGCACGAGCGTACCCCCACTGCTGCTGCGTCGCACCCGGACGATGCCCCGTTCTCCACGCCGCCATTCCGCGATTGTAGGACGCCCGCACGATCGGGAGAGGGACACCGGTCGCCTTGGAATATGACTGGAGGCCGTGGGCTCCTGGGAACTTCTTCTTCCATTCGCGAACGTACTTGGATGTTCGGGTCTTGACTCCCTGATCGGTCTTGAACGGAACGTAAGCCTTGGGATCTTTCCACGACATCTTGCGACGGCGGGTCGCGGTGCTTTTACGTTGCTTGTTCTGTTTTCGGGTGAGGCCACTGAAGTAACGCTTAGGCCAATACATTACTATTGTTATTCATAGTTGACATCAATTTCTCCAGTGCGTTCCTGCACGCATTCTGTTCCGCCTGTTTCTTGGTCGACGAATTCCCCGTACCCAGAATCTCGCCTTCAGGTTTGCATACTGCCATGGTAAACCCCCCCGCCCCGTCCTGGATCATCTTGTAGACGGGGGTAAATCCCATCTTCTGCTGGCAGTACTTCTGCATCCGGTCCTTATAGTTATCGTCCTCGCGGAGCATCAGGGGGATATCCAGGTGCGTCTCGATCATGTTGATCACAAAATCATTGACCATCTGGAAATTCATGCCCGAATCAATCCAGAGGGCGGCAATGAAGGCCTCGAGGACATCGCCCAATTTCTCAATATTCTGACGTCCGTGGGCGGGCACCATTTCCTCGACGTGTTTCGAAACCACAAAGAACTTGTCGAGATGGAGCTTGTCCCTTGCCAGCGTTCCCAAAGTCTTGTTTCGCACAATGAGTTTACGGGTATTGGTCAGAAACCCCGGAGCCTCTCCGGGAAACCGTTCGCACAAATAATTCGCGACGACTGCACCCAGGAGAGAATCGCCGCGGAACTCTAGTTGCTCATACGACTCGTCCTGAAGATCCATTACGCCTGGGGGGCAAGGACCAAGCACACTCGGCTCGCCGGTCAAGGTCGTGTACTCCGATCGCCGGACGTAGGTGGAATGAATCATGGCTTTCTGGAAGATCGCGAGGTTCTGCACCTTGTATCCTGGAATGCAGAGGATGCGGTTCACATCGTCTGCAGTCAAGGGACAGTTCTTAGGGTTGTAAGGGAAGTACTCAATCATGGCAGCCATTCGCTAGTTTGTATATATACGCCGGGTATACGAAAATCTGTTACAGATATTTCTTCTCTTTTCTACAATCATAGCAACGCTGGCGAAACTTATCCTGTCCCTCCCCGCCATTCGGCGGCGTCTCGACCTCTGGACTTCGTGCCTACCATCCATTCGTCCACACTACGCTGTGAAGTGTAATAATTTAGATGCAGTGCTAGCCGAGCTGCACCGGGGAGGGGCAGGGTTCGACTGTGCTTCGGCGGATGAAGTACACCGTGTCCTAAAAATAGGAGCCATGCCAAGCGACACGATTTATGCGAATCCGTGTAAGTCGCGTGATGAAATGTTTAAAGTCAAAGAACACGCCATACCGTATATGACCTTCGACAGCAAGATCGAGGGAATCAAAATCAAAGAGGAACAACCTGAAACCAAACCTATCCTCCGCATCTTTGTAGACGACAAGGGGGGTGCCCGCATTCCCCTGAACAGCAAGTTTGGATTTCACCTGAAAAATATCCACGAACTCTGTGATCGCGAGCCACAGTTTCATACCTATGGTCTCGCATTTCACGTGGGAAGCGACTGCACGTCTCTTGCCGCTTACCAGTCAGCCATTGATACGGTGAAAGGGTTCGTCGACGTATTCAAGTACTCTCCTGCAGCATTCACTCCCGAACTCCTGGATATTGGCGGAGGATTCTCAGGCTCAACAGCAAACGACGAGTTTTTCAGGAACGAGCTGGCACCCTATATTCGCGAACAGGTGAAGACCATGCCATTCAAGCGTGTCATTGCCGAGCCTGGTCGGTTCTTTGCTGAGGAAAGCTGTACGTTGCACGTTCCAGTCATCGGAAAGAAACGGCTTCCCAACGGGAAACAATGCATAACGCTGAACGAATCCGTCTATGGACTATTCTCCGGGGTCTTATTCGATGGCTTCAAACCAGAATTTAAGTGTATTACTCGCAACCCCTGGGCAAACTGTGAACAGTTCACCATCTTTGGACGGACGTGCGATTCAGCGGACAGGATCGCAGAAGATGTGTGGCTGCCGAGCGATATCGACGATTCAGACATCCTGGAAGTGAAAAACATTGGGGCATACTCGTGGGTCACGGCATCTACATTCAACGGTTTCCCTTTACCACCGGTGGAGGTTATACCAGGGTCTTCTTCGTAAGACGGCGGGGCAGATGCTTCTTGCCTCCACGCTTCTTGGCAAAGTAGTGAGCCAGAGTCAGAGCGGAGCCGGCTACAATGGCATCATCAATTACACCCGCACCTCCACGCTTAGAAGTACGACGACGCCGGCGGGCACCCAGTGTCTTCTTGCGTCCGAACTTATCTGCAGCATACGAGGTTCCCACGGCAAAAATGGCGTCATCAACCATACCCACGCCACCCTTCCGAGTGTGGCGGTGACGACGACGGCGACCACCGGTGCACCCGCAGCCTCCGCCAGCAGGAGGATGAGGTCCATTAGGAGCAGTGTCAGTAGCGAACTTTTCCATTCTGTGTATTATTACTTACCCCCCATTTTTTGTACGACGATCGGGTGCCTCATGATTTCTTCTTCCGATATTCCAAGAATATCGTGGTACTTTGGCTGAACCCAGCGAGACAGGGCAGTTAACGCAAGGTGGAATGTCAGGGTCTCGGCATCTGTATTGTTGGCGATTCGAGCTCCAGACCCATCCCATCGCTTCCAAAATCGGCTCACAATTGGGCGAAATAGGTCTTCGATGACACCAGGGTACGCATCTGTCTGTTCGCGTACGATTAAATTACAAAAAGGACACCGATCGGCGTACAATTGACAGTTCGGCATATGACGCGAATGACTGTTCATAAGATCATTCATTCGTCAGGCTATAAATCTCCGCACAGAACTCTGCGAAGTGGAGTGTTTTGTACTTCTTATAATCCACTCGCAGTAAGTCCATTTCACGAAGAGCATCCTCTAATTCCAGAAAGAGACCACGAAGTTCCTCTTCATGAGTTGATATGTGCACCCACTCGCCCACCCTCTCCATCAGTGCCTCCTTCGCCGTCATTGTTATCTACTGCCATCAAACGCTTAAACGCAAACTCATGGGCAACCATAGCCTGCTTCTTACGCTCAACGATCCAATCAAACAGCTCTGCGGGCCAAGGCTTATTTCCAGTCGCACCGCCGTTCACAAAACTTGCGATAAGATCCTTGAGCTCCTTCTGCGACAGTGACCACGGCTTACTCCACGTCTCGGGACGCTGGATCTTGATGTACGAACCGTCATCCTGGATCTCGAGCTTGTGGAGGTTCTGGAAATTTGCACGGCGGAGAATGTCGCTCATCTCGTTCTCCACGAACTTCTTGTCCTCCCGAAGCTTGTACACCTTAGCGTTCAAATCCTTCAGTTCGTCATCGAGATTGCGGTACTTACGCACGGCACGGACAAGGTCACGCTGATCCATCCTGGGTATGCCTTTTCCAGGCTGTATAGTTTCTTATCCGTTTTGAATAATGGATCCGCGGGAAGTAGAGAAGCTACGACTAGCTTACAACAAAGAACACCCGCACGAAAAACCGGTCAAGGCTGGCGACGATATGTGGCAGGAAATCACCCGGCGGATGAAGGATGCCTGCAAAGCGGGAACCCCAGAATGTATTGTCCATGCCCTCGTGAAGAAACCAGTGGCTCCCGACAGCTGGGTGTCCAACGGGACTGAATGGCTATCGTCCGATGATATCGACAACGCTCAAAAATATTATATGGATCTCATCCCTGATTACTACTACACGGGTTCGGTTCCCATTGATTTTGATATGCACAACGAAACAGGCAAGTGTCTAGTCTCGTCCCTGTGCAGCATGAAGATCTCCGAGCTTCACAAGAAAGGGTACCGCCGTGTGGGAATTGTGTTCAACACGGATCCCAGCGACGGACCTGGTGAACACTGGATCGCGGCATTCTGCGACTTCCGTGACCACCTAAAACATCCGCGGATGACGTATTTTGATTCGTATGCCCAGAAACCCGAGAAAGAGGTTCAACGTCTGATGCAGAGGTGGAAGGAGCAGCTGGATGATTTGAAAAAGTTTCCGGAGCCCACTGTTCTCTCCTACAACGCCCTGCGGCACCAGTACAAGGATGCCCAGTGCGGAATGTACTGTATCTACTTCCTCCACTGCTGTCTCTTTGAAGTCCCGATGGACGAGCAGGTTCCCGACGATGTAGTGATGATGATGCGTCCGCTCTTTTTCAGATATAAACAACATCGTAGTAAGAAATAATATGGACACCGTTGCACTTCTCTGGGTGATCGTATGTATTTCTGCAGCGTTATTAGGAGTAGGATTGGCAGTGGGAGCGTATGTTCGTATAACCAATACTCCTCCCCCCGATGCATCGGTCACAAAGGCTCTTGCAGTGTACTCCGACCTTACAAAGGCTGAACCGCTCGGATGCCCGAATAACAATACGTTGGGAGACTACTATGTATCAAGCAGCGGATATACTGTGATTCCTGGAAACACGATCAACACCTACATTGTCACGGACGCCATAACCAAGGTTGTCAAGGGCGGTGCTCGTGTGATTGAGTTAGATGTTTACGAAGTTAACAAGAAGCCAGTCGTTGGTCTAGCCGACGCCAATACCTTGAAGATGACGACGTACAACACTCTCGCCTTTGAAGATTGCTGTGTAACCCTCGCAAACTCTGCGTTCAATAGTTCTGTGACGCCCGGGTACAATAATCCCTTCATTCTGTCTCTGGTATTCCATACGTCCGACAATGCCATACTGACGCAGTGTGCCGACACAATGAAGAACACTCTGCGTAAAAACATGCTGAGCTCTGAATACTCTTACCAACGCAAGAATCTGGGTGTTGAGCCCATTTGCAACCTCATGGGCAAGCTCATCATTGTGAGCGGAGAGCATATCAAAGGTAACGGAATGGACGAGCTGGTGAATATGTCCTGGGTATCGTCTCAGATGCGGAGGATGACGTACACTCAGGCGTCGCAGACGTTTGACCACGATGAGTTGATCGAATTCAACAAGCGTAATATTACGCTTGTGGTTCCCGACATGAAAACAAGTGCGATTACCAACGGAAATGCAGAAATATGTTTTTCGTACGGATGCCAGTGGGTGGCTATGTGCTGGGGAAGCCTGGACAATGCTATGGAACTCTATACTGGAACGTTCTCGGACAGCTCGTTTGGAATCAAGCCCGACGCTCTACGCTACCACCCTACAACATACCCCGACCCCAAGCCCCAGACTGCAGACGTCTCTTTCCAGCCGAAGCAGATCAAGTCGCCAATGTACGACTACACAATAAAGTCTAACTAAGGAAACAAATACATATGGAAGGTGGACGCTCTGCATGGTTAAAAGCCGTTATGGCCGCCAAGAAGCCGGGCATGTCGCTCGGCGATGCCATGAAGGCGGCAAAGAAGACTTATAAGAAGGGCGGTGCTGGACCTGGCGGTCTGGCGATGCCTCCGATGGGAGGTCGTCGTCGTGGAACCCGCAAGGGCAAGATGATGGGTGGAACCGCGTACGGATTCACTGGCGGACCGTACACTGGCTCGGATCTCCCCGATGGAATGTCGCGTTTCCCCGCCCTGCCCGATGCGACCTACCAGGGTCCCTCGACACTCAAGGGCGGACGTCGTCGTCGTTCCCGCCGCGGCGGTGCGTATGCTCCTTCGACGGATGGACATGAGGCTCAGCTCCCGTATGACAAGCCGTCCACTGCCCCGGACACGACGGTCGGTGCCAACGGAACGTTCACGCAGAGCGGATCTGCCCCTGCCGCGTTTGGTGGACGCCGTCGTCGGCACACGAAGAAGGCGGGTCGTCGTCGTCGGCACCGTGGAGGTAATCACACCCAGGGATCTGCGATGGTCTATGGTGCTGCTTCCAGCGAGGCGTCAGCCGCTGCCCGTCAGGCCGCCGCCGCCCGTAATGGGTATGCTTAAAGTGCTTTGAACATATCGTAGACGTCCTGCTCGATACGATACCTCGCAAACTTCGTGGATAAACCCGTATAACATGCCAGGAATCCCCACTCGTGCGAAAAAGTGGGGACATACACTGTATCAAACACAGGATCAACCTTAAACAGTTGCTTCATCCGATACTTACACTCTTTGATGAACACCCAGTTCGGGTGATCCTCAGACAGTGAGACCGGACCCACATGGGCAGACACAACACCATTTGGATTCAGGATCCCAGGGAGTTGCTCCAAGATATCAAAGTACAGAGTTTTCATCGTATCTCCATCGGGATCGGGAAGATCAATGATGATACCGTCATAGCGGTTCTCCGTCGACCTTACGAACCGAAGTGCGTCGTCGCAGATGTATGTGGTCCGAGGGTTCAGAAGTGACTCGCAGTTCTCCAGAAGCTTCGTCTTCGCAAACTCGACGAACTGGCGGTCCCAGTCGACTATTGTAATGCTTGAAGTGTACGGGGAATTGTATAGGTTTCGAGCCGCCAGCCCGTCCCCACCCCCCAGAATCAGAATGTTCCGGCACTGAGTGAAGAGCGGTTGTGTCAGCAGAT